TGGCCTTCGTAATGGGCTGGCGCAACAGATTCTTCATGAGAAAATGGTCAACAGCCAATATGAAAAGTAAGGGGAAAACAATGAAATCTAAAATATTAGCCAGTGCTATGGTACTTGCATGTGCAGGAGCCATTGCAGAAGAGGCCATCATTATGGGCAATGTAGAATCCAAGTGTGTCATCAACACTGACACTACAGGTGTTTACGGAAACCCGATTGCTGGCAAGTTAAGCACAGAGACGGCGGATGGCGGTGTCGAGCCTATCATCCGTTATGACGTGGCATTGGGGGGATCCTATACAGCGCGCATTGTTGCGCCTAACAGCTTTTCCTCATCGCCTACACTTACTGATACCGTTTTCTGGGAAGGTTCATCCGCAGTCAAAGAGGTGTCAGATAGTCTTATGGCGGATTATGAATCTAACGCTGTGACGTATGAGTACACGACAGAGTACGACTTACACACTGCTGGCACGACTTGGTTCAGCGTAACCAGTCTTGCTGAGTATGGCTATGGTAAGGCTTACCCTGCGGGTGAGTATCGCGCTGTGGTTGTTGCGGAGTGCATCGCTAACTAATGAGGCAAGTGGTTGTAGTAATAGCTTGCCTTTGGAGTAGCGTAGTTTGCTCGCATGAGATGCTGCCGTCGCATCCTGTGCTACGTCCATCTTATGTGTCGGGCGTTTTGCAGACTCAGATGCACTTGTTTAACAAGCGTCGGGATGTTGAATATTACGAGATAGGTGTGTTCGATGAGGACTTTGAGCCTGTGTCATTCGTTACTGGTTATCGAGTGATACGCTTGCAGTATTTAGAGCAACTTAAGTTTGATGTGTACGTCTTAGCCGATGACGCTGATCGTGCGGAGTACATTTGCTCCAGGTCAAAGCTAAGAGGGAACAGCGCTAACGGTGCAATGGTCGCATCCAGAATCTGTTCTCGCTTTTCGGAGGTGTCACGGTGAAACGCTTTGCTGTGATCATGTTGTTTTTATGTGCTCACGCAAGCGCACAGAACAGCTCTTTGAACTTACAATTGCCTAGCGGGCCTACAAGCTATCAGTCTGACAAGATTCGTAAAGGTGACATGGATTGTCAGAACGCTGTGGGTGGCGGCATGAACTTAGAGTTCGGTGTTACTGGGATCATCAACGATGCCTCTGGGCCATTCGATAGACCAGATCCCATGTATCCAGAGCGCAAGGATGTGGGTGTTTATGCGCGCATTGTTATACCGCTAGATGGGCCAGAAGAGCGCATTAACTGCAACACCTTGTACCAGTTGCTGCTGGAGAAAGAGCGGCTAGAGGTACAGCGTTTACGCGCAGAGTTACGCAATCTGCAAAGTTTACAGACAGGTGAAGGCGGCTTTGAGAACTAATGGAAGACTTGGAGAACATTGACGATCACGTAAAGGCTGCGGCAAAGCATGTAAAGGGTATGTCTTGGGGCGCTCGCATAGCGGCTGTGATGGGGCTGAGTAGTATCCTGGGTACGCTATACGCTGGGTTTCTCATGTATCAAAAGATAGAAGAGATAGCAGGTTTAGACCTTGGTGCTTATCAACAGCAAATGGAAGTTATGGATGCGAAGGTCACTGAAGCAGTGGACTATGCACGGGACATCAAGAACGGTTTGCGCGATGATATAATTAGGATTGAACAGCAGGCAGACCGTACTGAGGATTTGGTTCGAAGTAGCACTCGCGAGATGCGCGATGCTATGGATGCTGTACAGAAAGACACGAGAGAAATGATAGATTCCGCTGATGAGCGGTTTGAAACGAGACGTGAGCAATTACGCACGTCACAAGATCAAGACATGAAAGAGTTGGAAGAGCGGTTAGAGGCGCTAGTCCAGAAGGCATTAGACAACCCACTGGCGGATAAGTGATGAACACAGCAGAAGAGGCGCTCAAGCGCATTGAGATACATGAAGCAGAATGTAAGTTAATGCGCGAGATGATTGAGAAGCGTCTCGATCAGGGCGGTGAACGATTCAATAAATTAGAGCGCATGATCATGGCTATGTACCCATTCATCATTGCGGCTTTAGGAGCGGCGGAGTATTTGAGATGAAGTTTGATGCAATTAAAGGTTTGATCGGAGACTTAGCACCTACCCTTGGAGCGGCTCTTGGTGGGCCTGTGGGTGGCGCTGCGGCAACTATGCTTGCTGACGTATTAGGTTGCGACCCAACGCCTCAGAAGATTGAGAAAGCCCTTCAGCAGGCAACCCCTGAGCAACTGACGGAGATTAAGAAGGCCGAACTTGACTTTGAGGTTAGGATGGCTGAAATAGACTTGGATGTATTTGCGTTAGAAACGAAGGATATCCAACATGCCAGAGACTCATTCTCAGAAGATTGGACAGCTCGCGCCATCGCACTTGTGTCCGTTATGTTATTTGGTGGCTATGTGTTTCTCGTTACTCTTCAGCCTGCTGATGAAAACGACCTCAATGTCGTTAACCTGGTGTTGGGCTATCTCGGGGGCATCGTGTCTTCTGTGGTGAGTTTTTACTTTGGCGCCAGTAAGTCGGGGGGCAAATGAGCAAGCTATCTGATCAACTACGTATTCACGAGGGAGTGCGCAGTCACTTCTACCGATGTACTTCTGGGCTTGCCACAATCGGTGTTGGCCGATGCATTGAGGAGGGGTCTCTTGGGCTCTCTGATGATGAGATCGATTACCTTCTAGAGAATGACATCAAGCGCTGTAAGGCAGAGTTGTTGGCGTTTTCTTGGTTTGTCGATTTAGACCCTGTACGACAAGATGCATTGACTAACCTGCTCTTCAACCTTGGCATGACTAGGCTCATGGGCTTTAAAAACGCTCTGTCTGCTATGGAGCGCGGTGACTATATAAATGCTGCTGAAGAATTCATGGATTCACGATGGGCCAAGCAAGTTGGTAATCGTGCCGATGAAGTTACAGAAATGATCCGCACAGGACGTTACCCCTCTACCTCTTGACCTTCCCTTCTATGTAACCTATTCTGTTATCACCCAATGATAACAAGGAGGGGTTATGAAAATAATAGAAGCATCAGGGAAGGATTTACTCCAGACCCTCACCAACGTCTATCCTGATTGGCAGGACCATGGACTTGATGTCATCCATAGCCGCGAGGTGAAAGGTGATCTCATCCTGTGGCTTCTCAATCGTCGCCCAGGCATGGAGCAGGACATTTTGCCGCCATCATTAGTCGAGTATTACACGGCTTGGATCTGGGAAGCTTTTCGTGATGATCATCCAGGTCGCCTTTATGAGATGTATGTAAACGCTACTTGGGAATACATAAAGGAAGATCTTTACGATGAGCTGATGATAGGCAGTCATCAAGGAGTGAGCGAGGATGTTGTTAGACACTGAACTGTTCGATCGTATCAGAAAGGAGGAAATGAAGCGCTTAGGCTCTGACCTCGAATCTTTACGACAAGTAATGATCGATAATCCAGCGAAGGAAAAAGCTTACCAAAGAAACTCATTGGCGTGGCTAGATCATTGGGAGGAACACAACGAAGAGCAACGACTTCGGAAGGAGGCAAAAGAGCGAAGAGAAAAATGGGAGGAGCGACAACACAAGCGCGGCGCCCTTCACACCCCTAGGGTCGATGTTGGATTTCAGGGTGAATTGAATGAGAGGTTCAAGTTGCACTGTGAAATTCCCGAGCCATTAATCGGGTGCGATCTTGAAGAAGAAACCTTTAGTCAGCCAGAGTCAAAGTACAACTCACTGACTCACTATCTAAGAGCAAAGGCAAAACTATGATTGATATGGAAGACATAAATACGCGATTCCCTGGGTGGATCGATGAGGTCAACGACATAAGCTGCACCAGAACCCGCGGAGATCTCGTGCTTTGGTTGATTGAGGACCACGCTTTCACTGAGCTGATCTCTGAGGCTGTATGGGCTGACAACTTTGTAGCCGAGTACGTGAGCGAGGTATTCAATCCAGAGCGCAATGAGCCGCTATACGTGAAGACACGGGAAGCCATGTGGCGAGCGGCGCAGGCAATACTGCTCGACTGCCTCATAGAAGAAAACACACGCTGGAATGATGCTTTACGGGAGGAGGCATATGCATAAGTACACTGAACTAGCTCAGATTGATTGCTCTGAGTTCATTGAGAAGAAAGGTAATCTGTCCTACATAAGCTGGGCGTCTGCATGGCATATCCTGTGCGAAAAGTACCCCGACGCGACTTACGAGCATCATGATTGGGTGGAACGCCCGAACGGCGAGATAATGGTGTTCTGCACCGTCACTGTCGGTGGCAAATCATTGAAGGCTCATCTGCCTGTACTTGATCACCGAAATAGCCCTGTCAAGAATCCAACGGTTTTTCAAATTAATACCTCAATGCAGAGATGTTTCGCAAAGGCCATCAGTATGCACGGTCTGGGGCTCTACGTTTACCGTGGTGAGGATTTACCGCCCGAGGAGTACATACCCCCTTACAAAGCCGCTATGGACGTCATGGACCTTCCTGTGAGGTTTCACGAGTTTGTGAAGAGTCTTGACGATGAGGCTCGCGATGATGCATTTAACGGTGCCCCAGCAGGTGAGAAGACAAAATTCAAACAGCAATGGCGTACAACACTTGCCGATGCGGAGGCGCAGTTTGATGAGTACGTAAATTTCATTCGGGAGGGAGTAGAGGAGGAAGACGCAAACAAGGTCTATGACCTGGTTAGTGATTTCACAGAGTACGAGAAAAACGTGGTGTGGGGTCGTTTGACTGACAGTCAGAAAAGCAACGTGAAAAAGTTATTGGAGACAATTGATGAGTAAAGGAATCAACAAGGCCATCTTGGTCGGAAATTTGGGTAACGATCCAGAGATTAGGCAGGGTAAGTCGGGGTCATTTACTACCTGCTCTCTTGCGACTAGTAGTAGCTGGAAGGACGCCAACGGTCAGGAACAGTCAAAAACTGAATGGCACAACGTCGTCGCATATGGCCGTTTGGGCGAGATTATGGGGCAGTACCTAAAAAAAGGATCGAAAATATATGTAGAAGGCTCGATCCGCACTAGTCAATGGCGTGATGATAACGGTCAAGACCGTTACAGCACTCAGATTGTCGCTAGGGAGATGCAGATGCTTGATTCAAAAGGCGCTAACTCTGGCGACTCTTACAACAAGCCAGCACAGCCCAAGCGATCAGCGCGTCAGCAAAGCCAAGGAGATATCTCTCGTGAAGCACCGCCGTTCTAGAATCAAAGGCTTTCACACGGGTAAAGGCGTTTGCAAGGCTCAAAGTCTTTCGGGCGTCTCTAACGAAGCGGTAGCTGAAATTATGGGTGTCAGTCGCATGCAAGTTCATCGGTACAGGAGTCAATCTGACATGCACTTCGGCAAGATGTGCAAGATTGCTGAACTCTGCGATATGTCTATCTACGACTTAATTAAGGAGTGCGAGGAATAAAAAAGCCCCCGAGGAGAAAGGGGGCAAGGCTTGAACTAACTATGAAACTAAGAGCACTTGGAAGTAGTGCTCGACCATTATAAGCATTGGAGACAAGTAATGACAAATTGGGTCGAGGAAACAGCAAAAGAGCTTGCCAACCATCGTTTACATGTTGATGAGAAGGTTGCTATCAAGGTATTTCTGCAAAAGGCTGCAGGTAAAGATGAAGATGAAACGTGGTATCTAGCACACAAGCTTCTAGATACGTTGATCGATCTTTGGAACATAAGGGTCCAGCAATGATTGACATGACGTGCTTCAACTGGATTAAGTTAGTGCAGAAGTCACAGCTTCCGTCTCAAGCAAAATATCTGGCTCATTACCTGTCCACCTACATGAATCAGAATCAAGACGTAGCTTGGCCGTCGCAATCAAGAATACAAGGTGAAACAGGTCTGAGTCATAGCACAGTACTTAAGTATCTGAACGTGCTTGAAGACAACAATTGGTTGATTAGGGAGAGGGGTAATAGCACAACCAACACCCGATACATGATCAATGTCCCTATGGATACAGCATTGGACACTATCGGATTAGGGGGTAGGTCGAGAGACAACCTACGTAGGTCGACAGACGACCTAGGGGTAGGTCGAGAGACGACCACTAATAACAATATAAATAACAAAAGAATAAATAAGGGCATTCCTTTCGATCAGTTTTGGACTCTGTATCCGCGAAAGACTGCAAAGAAAGCTGCTGAAAAGTCATGGTGTCGCATGAAGGAGGGCGATCAGAAAGAGGCTATTTCCTATCTAACTAAAAAGCCGTTTGCCAATGAGCTAACAAAGTACATTCCTCACCCGTCTACATTTCTAAACGGCGAGAGATGGAATGATGAACTAACTAATGAAACACAGAAGGGGGCACAACACTTCCGATGATTGACTTCAAGGACATAAACATAAACGAAGAGCTTGCCATCGTAGAGTCGGCAGAGATGGTGGCTACTACTGATTTGATCACTAGGGTTGAAGAGAGGCGCAACTTTGCTGACCAAGGAATTAGGACACCTTGGCAAAAGCTTGATGGTGACTTTGCCTTACGGAAAGGCGAGATGGTGTTGATGGGTGGTTACACTGGTCACTTCAAATCCACGGTGGCTTCTCAGCTTGGACTGTCTGCTATAAACCAAGGCTATTCCGTGGGTATCGCATCGTTGGAGTTGCTGGCTGAGGACGTGCTCGAACAGTACGTGGAATTGGCCGCTGGACGTGAACGACCGCCTTTAAACTACGTATCCAACTTTGCGAAGTGGGCGGAGCCCAAGCTACACATTTACGATAGGGTTGATGCCATAGCGCCCGACTCGGCGATTCAAATGGTCATTGCGTTTGCAAAGTACAAGAAATGCGATCTCATCGTGCTCGACGCGTTAATGATGATGGGCGTATGTGATGACCTGGAGCGAGAGAAGGAATTTACACAGACGCTTGCTGCGGTCGCAAAGAAGTTCAAGGTATGCGTCCTGCTGATTCACCACGTCCGTAAACCTGCTGGTCATGACGGTGAAAAGCATATCCCAGGTAAATATGACTTCATCGGCTCAAGTCACTTAGCGAACATTGCCGCGTCGATCGTTGTTATCTGGCACAACAAAGAGAAGGCGTACAAACGTAACGATGGTTTCTTGGTCGATGACGATGACCCTGATCTTATCTTCAAGGTGGCGAAACAGCGGTATCACAAATACGAAGGCATGGTCGGATTATGGCAACACAACAACTGCCGTGCTTTCTGCGGGACGAGCAAGAGAATCATCGATCAGTACAACGTCCCTAACACGGGAGCTCACAATGACTTTTAAGCGTGAGACTACGGACGACTTACACGCAGAAGCGGAGATATTGGATTACATCGCGAGTAAGTCAGACTGTGAATGGAGCAAGCTAGGTAACGGCGGTAAGTATCGTATCGACGCTGTGATGCATAGCAGTGGTGATGTCAGAGCGTGGTTCGAGGTAAAAGATTACAAGCGTGGTTTGTTTCTGGGCTTGAACGTGCCCAAGTATTTAGAGGGGTGCAACCTTGCAACCATGACGGCTATCCCATTCATATTTGGTTTTAGGTACGAGGGAAGGATTGGGATCATCAAGATCCATGGTGGCGGACCATTTGAAGACTTAACTCCAAGACTCCGAATGGCAGGCGGCACTCCGAAAGGGCGCAAGCCTAACCCCGACGATGTAGAGCCGATGTATATGTTCAATGAAGATGATGTGAGGTGGATGTGATGATGGGTGACTTTTGGCTCATACGAGATAAAGGGGACATCGATAAGCGCATGAAGACGTTTACCGATTTTCTCAAAATAGATTGGGATTGGGACAAGCCTATTAGCTGGAAAGTAGAGGCATATTCTCCAAAGCGCTCCCTGTCGCAAAACAGTTTGTTTCACCTTTGGGTGCGTGAGATTTGCGTGTTCTTAATAGAGCGAAGAAAGGTTGAGACTCCAGACAAGATGTCGGACTTAGAGGCAGATATTAAATTGTTGTTATGTTCTAAGTTTTTGGGTACTGAGGATCGCAAGGTGGGTAGCACTATCATCCCTTCTCAAGTGAGGAGCACTAGCAAGCTTGCTCAAGGCGACATGTATTTCTTTATGTGCCAAGTGCAAGATTGGGCGTTAGATTTGGGTATACACTTAACGCATCCGCAGGACAGTGAATATATGAAATTGCAGAGGGCGCAATGAAGATACCACCACCGATTTGTAAGTACTGCGCAAAAACAATGTCAGTAGTGTTTAGTAATCAGCCTCCGCATTACCTAGAAGGCTGGGCGTGTGATTGCTCACACACTGAGCCTGCTATTTGGAGAGAACGAAAAATCACCAGGGGGGATTATGGCGATAAAGCGAGATCAAGCGGACATATGGTTCAGCAAAGCGGTGAGGCTTCGTGATGGATGCTGTCAGGTTTGCGGTACAACAGAAAATTTGCAGTGCTGTCATATCCATGGTCGAAGACTGCGAATATTGCGATGGGATATGGATAATTGCATCACCTGCTGCGCGGCACATCATCGCTACTACACAGAACAACCTGTGGCCTGGGTGGACTTTCTTAATCAGCTGCTTGGTGAAAGTCACATGGATATATTGCGTGAGAAGAGTCGCGGAATACTTAAGACCAATAAGCAGGTACGGGCGGAGATTGCGAAGCATTATCGCGAGGAGGTGCGACGTAAAGAAAGCGATCCAGACTATCAAATGGTAAGCTGGAATTAAGTCGTCGTGAGATCTAGGCATGAAGCCAAAAGACGCCTATATGACCTACGAGCAAATAGCAAAGGAGCTCGGGCTCTCTAGGCAAGCAGTACAACTCATAGAAAAACAAGCGCTAAATAAATTGCGCGTTGCGTTATCAGATTGGCAGGGTGGCTTTTTGGATCATCCACAAGCCTTCGACTTCGTTGAAAAGTTGATGCCTTACATCGAAGCGCAAGAATATTACGATGGAGATTTGCAGTGAGACTAACTAAAAAACAACTACAAGAGGCAGTACAAATGCAAGAGCAAGGGAAGAGCGTAGCGCAGATCGCGTACAAGTATCATGTCCATGAGACCACGATCAGACGCTACATGCGCAACTATGAGCGATATGGTGAGTCACTTTGGTCAACCTATCCCACGGATGTCGCAGAAGATGCGCGTCCTTGATCTGTTTGCTGGGATTGGGGGGTTCACTCTTGGCTTAGAGCGAGCAGGGTTTAAGACCGCCGCTTTTTGCGAGATTGAGCCATACGCACAGAAAGTGCTTAACAAGAATTGGCCTGGAATAAAAATCTATGACGATGTCAGAGGGATCACAGCAGAGCGATTGGCTGCAGATGGAATTGGAGTCGATGTCATTACAGGAGGCTTTCCCTGTCAGGACATCTCAGTCGCAGGTAAGGGTGCAGGCA